TGAATAATACCTTAGGTTTATTCATGGCGGGTTCAAGCGCAATGGAATATTAGTATTAAGAGGTTGTTGGCATGATAATAGAGCATGAGCGAAGAGGAGCTACCGCACCGCATGAGCGAAGCTCTCTTGTCAACTTAACAAAAGTTTCCGTACATTTTTTAAAAGGATGCTAGAATGGATTTATATGGAATTTCTTACTATGACGTTGAAAACGCTCAAGCAAAAATTAACAACCAAAGAGAATATTTAAACAATCAATATTTTATTACTCGTAGCGGTACGACTAAAAGCCTCATGGAAGTTTCCATGAGTGCTAATTTATCTGAACGCTATTACGCTCAGTTGGTGAATAAGGTCAACACCTTACAACAAACAATGACAAATTCAAACTTGATGCCTGTCTTTTTAACTATCACCCTTGATGGATGGTATCATGACTTATACTATGGTGACTATTCACGTTTTACTGACGATTGCTATGACAAACTCCCTGAAAACGATAAATACGGTTATCTCAAAACAAAAGCCGCATATAGGCAAACATTTGACGTTCATGATTTGTATATGGTCTTACGTTGGCAATGGGATAGATTTACCTCTTCACGTACGTTTAGAAAAATGCGTAAAGGTACTAATATTGGTTACATTTTAGCAGTTGAGCCTATGGAAAGTGGTGTTCCTCATTTTCATGGATTGCTTTATATTCTTCCTGAATATCTTCTTGCTTTAAAAGAAGAGTTTAAAAATAAATTCAATGCACGTATGAACGTTACTCAAGATAAATCACGTCTAAGTCTTAAACAAATTTCTAACGGTGAATTAAACGGTTTTCAATGGACGCTTAGCAATCCTGTGGGATACATTCTCAAATACGTTACTAAGTCATTCATGAATATAAGAAATCAAGAGCAATTAGATGAGCTTCAAACATGGTTTATAAGGCATCGTATCGTTAGATTTACAACTTCCCATACTCTTGTTCCTCAATGGGTTTATAGTAAAGTTTATCCGATTGAAAATGATTGGTTATACCTCTCTGATTTAAATATTAACTCTTTTTGTGAATGGTCAAGTGAAGACGATTACTTTAAATTTGAAGATACCAATTTAAATAAAACGCTTATGTATGAAAAAGGCTTGTATCAAATTTTTCAAGATGGCGTTCTTGTTCATCAAATTGGTGAACGTAGGGATATTGAAGAGGTGAAAAGCTCTAAATATAAAGATAAATTTGTTATTCGTAAGAAAAAAGAAACTTCTTATCGCTTTTTTAAATCTCCACTTAAATATGGTGATTGGGAATTGTTGAGTTATTACAATTCTCTTGGTACTGTACCTCATGAACACGCTCATTTTATTCTTGTTCAAAATGAACTTATAAGACGTAAATTGATTAAAGGTATCATTTTATCACCTAATATTTCTGAGGCTTTTTCTAAAGGTATTGATGAGGCTCAAATTTTTATTGATAACTCTGCTATGTTTAATGCTGCTTGTGCTTATCACTATCATGAATTCTAAGGAGTCAATCATGTTAGATTCATTTCAAATATCTCAAGTAAATGAGTATAAAGGTCTTTCTTTTGTGACAACTAAGAAAAAAGAAGAGTCCGCTTATCTTTTAGCTTCTAAGCTCATTGAACAAAATGTTTTTTATTATATTCGTTATTCAAGACATTCACCTGTTTTTTATTGCTATAAAACAAAAGAGGATTATTACGCCTTGCCTCAAGTCTTTGAAATCAAAAAAACAATTGATTTGAAAAAACTTGTAAAGCCTGAATTAAAAGTAAAACCTGAATTGAAACAACTTACAATATTTGATTTTCTAGGAGCATAAAAATGAAATGTTTTGTCTGTGGTAGTCCTATTAAACAAGAGTATAAAGAAACTAGGTTTGGTTATGTGCATTATGGTAGACCTAAAACATATTGTTCAAATGATTGTAGAGATTATTTGAAATATTTTAATGCTTTTCAAAAATCTTTATTTAAAATTTCTCTTGATGATGAACATAATCGAAAAATAAGAGGCGATTTGTTTAGATTGGCTAATATCCTTAGGTTATCATGCTCGAGCAATTTTGGTACCAAAATACCTTCAGCAAAAAAAAGGAAAGTAAAATGAAAAAACGATTTATGCAATTCTTTCAAAATTATTTTCGTTCTTGTGTAGATTTTTCACTTTTAGAAAGAGTTGAAAAATTAGAAAATCGTTGTACCCTTTTAGAAAATGAAATTGTTCAAATTCATGCTAAAGCTGATTATTGTTTACGTGTTGTCAATCATTATGAAGATGAAAAAAAATGATTTTTCAATTAATCATATTACCTGTTATTTTTATGATGATTTCTCATGGTACTTTTTCTTATTACTTCGGGGTTTTAGTTGACTTTTTCCCATTACTCTGACTTCTATCTAAAAGTAAAGATTGACGAGGGTTTAAAGCCCTCTACTCTTGCAAGATATAAAGGTCTCATTGATACGTATATCAATCCTTTCTTCTCACGCTATGACATTCTTACATGTAATAAGGTTTCTACGATACGAAACTTTCTTTTAAATCTTGTAGCTATGTCACCCTCTGGTCATGTATCCCAAAAGACTAGAAAGACAATTATTAGCGTTTTAACAGGTATCTTACAAGAAGCCTTTTATGATGAGGCAATCGAAAATAATGGTGCAAAGAAAATACCGCCTACTAAATTGAATAAGCCTGACATCATGCCTTTTGCATCACACGAAGTTAAGCAGCTCTTGGAACAATCAAAAGGGTGGTTTCGTGTGTTCTTGGCTATTTCTTTTTATACAGGTATGCGTACAGGTGAAGTCTTAGCTTTACATGTAAAAGATATTGATTTAAAAAATAACCTCATTCATGTAACTAAATCACGTGGTGCATTTGGTGAAAGTACAACTAAGACACGTGGTTCCGTGAGAGATGTTCCTATTTTTAACCCACTCAAGGCTTTTTTAATACCTTATGTAAAAGGTTTAGATCCTGAACGTCATGTTATTATCAATCAATACAATGAGCCTTTTAATCAATCTACATCTATTTTAAAACGTCATTGGTATCCACTCTTAAAAAAATGCAATCTTACGCCTCGTGTCATGTATCAAACACGCCATACATTTGCTACCAATATGCTTGAGAGTGGTAAATTTTCTGTGGTTGAAATATCACGTTTTTTAGGTCATGTTAACACGCAAATGATGTTTCAAAGATATACATCTTACATCGAAAGTGAAAAAAGAAGAAACAATTTAGACTTAGATATTTATACTCCAAAATACGCTTAACTTAATATTTTCTTGGAAGTACAAACCTTAAACGCTTGGAAGCTCGATAGATACGGGGTTTTAAGTGTATATGGTGCGGTCGACGAGACTCGAATATATCCGCCTACCTTAAATGGTGTTTTTTTATTGAATTTTTTTGTACATTATTTTTATTGCTGCAAAGTCTTGTTCCATTATTTCTTGGTTTAATATGTTGAATTTACTTGGTGGTACCATTCCTGTTATAAGTCCATAAATTGCGGGTTTTACGATAACTTGATTTTCTTTTACTTCATATTTAACTTTGGTTGGATGATTGTTTGAATACATAGTTGTTTCATTGAACGTGTATATTGTGTAGTATTGTGGTTTGTTTATTGGTTCCCATGTTCCTATGAGTGGATTTATTTCTTTTTGTTTTGATGGAAATATCATAAATAAGATTATTAGAGAAGCTATTATCGTTATGTATTTTATATTGTTGTTTTGTGTTTTTGCTTTGCTTGTGAAACTTCCACTTGCTAGTTTTTTTTCTTCTTGTTTACTTTGTAGTTTTTCTGCATTGAGATATTTGAGTGTATCGTCTTCGTGTTTAAAAAACATGCTAGCATCCCCATGATTTTTATTTTTTTATTTTTTGTCTAATTCTTTTTTTGCAATTCTTGCTTTTATGTCAAATATGTAATATTCTCGTTCTTGTTCATTTAGTGACTTAAATAATTTTAATATTTCTTGTTCTTCTTTTGTTAAACTATTTAATTTTTGCTCTTTGTAATTCATCACAATTGTATATAAATTTGGTTTTTCTTTTTTCCAATTGTATATCGTTGGCGTAGATATTCCTAAAAATTTACAGAAATCATCTATTTTCATGTTTTCCTCTTGACAGATTTAAATTATTTTAATATGATTACTTAAATAATTTAAATATTAGTTCTCTACTTTAAAACTATTATAACATTTTTAAAAAAATAAGCATTTTTTGAAGCTCTTGGTATATGAAAATAACCCTTTTCAATTATCAAGGTCTTTAAGCCCTTTGGGAGTGCGTTTACTAGCATCTACGCACTCCGACTAGTTAAATGGTGCTAAAACAACTTAAAAGGATGCTACATGCAAGTTCTCAAACAAGCTTATCAAGCTGAATGCCTCATTCGTAAATCTCAACTTCATACCGTTGGAACTCGTTTCCCTCATAAAGACCATTTGGTTATAACTGCTGAAAATATAGAGCGTCAAAATGACAATGACATTTTTACAAATTCGTATCGCATTGATGTTGTCGTTAAATGTGAAAACCGCATTGAAGCAATCAAGCTAAATCAAGCTTTGAAAGAGTACTTCTCAAAAGATATGATGCTCCCGTTACATGTAGGTGTTTTTCAAAAACCATTTTTAAAAGAGGGTCAAAAAGCCCGTAAATACTTCTCTAACGCTTTCCTTTCTGCAAAAGAGCTTTTAGCTTTACTTCCAAAATACGAAGCCGATAAAGCTTTGAAATATGTTGTTGGTGCTTCGCCTGTTGAGAGTAATGTTATCTCTAACGGATTTGACTTAACGTACTCTATCGTTGATTTCACAATCGATAATGTCGTTTATACCATTGAAGATGCCAAAAGACAAAAACGTGAGCTTAACGCTGATATCTATAAACTCGTTCTTTCTACTTCCTCTGTATTTGAAGATGATGAGGGCAATCAACTTGATGAACTTATCGACTTTGAAATCGCTTGTGATAGTGAAAGTGAAATCGAAGAACTCGCACATCTTATTCAAAAAAATAAGCAAAACGGTGTTGTCTTTACATGTAAAGGTCGTTTTCCTAGAGCACAAAAGGATTTTTTCTCTATTCCACTCACAAAACGTGCATCAGAGTTAATTCAATCATTTGCTAAGCCTGAGAAAAAAGCATCGTAAATGAAAAGCGGTATTTTTGTATCCAATTCTTCAACACGATGGGAAGCCATTATGCGTTTGGCTTCTCGTGGAATTGATGCAAAAGACCTCAATTTAAAATCATTTCAAACTTGCTACAAAGTCCATTCTTTGAGTGGACTTGATAGAGGGTTTCAATACTCTACTACTCAAAGGAGGTGTTCTATGAAAAGAATGCTTAAACGTGCCAAAGACAAGTTAAAAGGTGCATCTGCAAAAGTCGCAGTTGCTGGAACTGCTGTTGCCTCAACTGCAACCAATACTTTTGCAGCTGACCCTCAATGGTTTACCGATGCTACAACTCAAATGACTGCAATCGGTGTTATGGCTGGTGTCGCGCTTGGTGGTGTAATCACTGTTAAGCTCATTCCTCTTGCTTGGAAATACATCGCTCCTATTTTCTCACGTGGTTAATAGGTAGATGATTACTCAAATTGATTTTACCGCTTACTATCTGTTTGCAGGGTCTATCCTTTTGATAAAACTCTCCATCTATGGTGGTTTTTTCATTTTGAGTATTTTAAAAAGGAGGTAACCCCTCCTTTTATTTTTGAAAAAAGGTCTAATAATGAAAAAGTCTTTTTTATCGTTTTTATTGTTAGGCTCTTTGAGTGTTCTCTCTGCGGATTGGCTCTTAAATACCACGTATGTATGCGTTAAATCCTATTATTTCACTCCCTCTACTGGAACACTCTATTACACTCGAAGTGATACAGGCGCAACGGCTTCACTTACGACTAAATCTCTCGCCGATGATTTAATAGACGGTTACGAATACAACGCAACATCAAACCGATGTCAAAAAATTGCCATTAATAACACGCTTGGAATGGATAATTTAGATTTCAATTATCTTAATGCGATTATCGGTCTAGCGTTAGCTCTTTTAATGCTTTGGAGTATTTACCCATGATGACAATAATAAATTTTCAAATGACCTCTAGTTTACCTGTTAATTATGTGATAGACATTCTTTTTACGACGTTTTTAGCTGTTATCCCTGTAAAGGTTGTTTACGATATTTTTAAACGTGGTTTTAAAGTATGAAATCTTTATTTTTAGCTCTCATGCTCTGTATCAGCGCTTTTTCTTTAGAACTTGCTCCTACAAACTTTGATTTAAGAAGCCTTACTATCTTAGTATCTCAAGAGTGCAATAAAAACATAGTCATTTCTAAAGATGTCAAAAATCTCTCTGCGGATTACTTCTTTATTAAAGATGTCAACCCTGATGTCATGTTTGCTTCTTTTAAAAAACTCATTGAGTCTAAAGGGCTTTTTCTAAATCAATACGATGGTTATTACATGGTTGAGGAAAAAGACTTTACCGTTCAAACTCGTAATTTTTCCAATATTGAATTAAACGTAAAAATCTTAGAAATCAATAATGACAAATACAATGAAAAAGGACTCGCAAACCTTTTACAAATGAATACTAATCTCTCTTTGAAATCAACGGATTTTAAAACGCTCACACTAAATAAGCTTTTTTCGGCTGAATTTAACGGTGTTTTAAATGCTCTTGAAACACACGATTATGTAAAAATCATTAGTGAGCCTCAAGTCATTGTCGCCAATGGTAAAACCTCTAAAATGAACGTAGGCGATACCATAAGCGTTAAAACATCTTCAACAGGTGGCGATGCTCTTGGCTCTACGTCTTACCGTAATACCTACACGCAAAAAGAACTAGGACTTACCATTTCCGTTACGCCTATCATTCAGCCTGATGGAACACTCTCTATAAAAACAATTCTTACCAATGAAACGCTAAAAAAAGAGGGCGATGATGGACTTATCCAAACCTCTAAAAAATCGATTGATAGTGAGTTTAATATCTTGGATGGTGGAAGCATCACTATTGGTGGTTTAACTTCCTCTCAAGACATAAAAGACATTTCTAAATTCCCAATATTAGGCAATATTCCAATCCTTGATTTCATTTTCTCGCATGAAAGTGTAAAAACACTTCGTAGCTCACTTAATATCTTTATTCAAGTAAAGGTCATTAAGTGAGAAAGATACTTTTAGCTTTGATGATGATTTCATCTTTTGCCTTTTCTGCAACTACTATTCCTTTTGTAGATTTTGCGATCGGTTCAATTTATACTTATAATTCAAGTCAATATCAAATTTATTCTTCTACTGTTATAGGTACTCAAAGATTAAGAATTGCTCAATATTCTTATATGTGTAATACAGCTTCACTTTATACACAATTTAAAGTGCAAAATGTTAAATGTGTAAATGAAGATGCAACTTTTATGACAGTTACAACTACTGATTACTTTGCTAATGCTTATGTTCCTCCCGTTGTTCCCACTTGTACATCTACTCAAGAACTCATCGATGGTGAATGTGTCGAAAAATGCCCAAGCGGTCAAGAGCGATTTAACGGTACTTGTGTCAATTCTTGTAATCAAATGTTGGGCGAATTTCGTAAACAAGATGGAACGTGTCAAGATTGTAGCTCATATACAAATTTTTCATCACGTGCTTTTTGTGCATGTGACTCTCAAGATACTACGTACACACCTCATGCTCTAATATCTGAACCCTTAACGACTGGAAATTATACGTACACTCGTACAAATATTACATGCGATAATGGTCTTAGAATTTCGATTTATACTGACCCTGTAAACATTAATCCAAATGACTACAATTCAACACTTAATCCCGATGGTACTATAAGCCCTGATACGAACCATACCACGACACCGCCTGAAACTAATACCACAACGGTTACCAACACCACGAACGATGTTGTAGAGGCTGTCAAGGCTAGTACAGACGTACAAAAAGACATTAAAACAGAAATGGGCAAAGTATCAACGGATGTTAAAGCCATGAACGACCAATTAAAAGCTCAAGGTGCTACGTTTAATGAGGTCTTAACTCAAATAAAAGCTAACGGTACTGAAAACGCAAAATCTAATCAGCTCTTAGGCGATGTCAATACAGGGATTGAACAATTTAAAAATAAATTCGGTCAATGGGTTGATGCAACCAAAAACGATTCTGCCAATCAAATAAGTGCTATTAATGGCACAACAACTGCAGTTAATAGTGCTTCTAATGCTATTACCTCAAAACTTGACGAAGTGGTAAACGCTATAAAAGACTCTAACGGTACAGGTCAAGAAATCGACTTAAATACAACCAATGCCAAACTTGACACGCTCCACGATGATAATAATAAAACACATAGCCTCTTGGATAAAATTGCGGGATTTTTTGAGAATAATGCTACTGTCCCTGATGTGAATATGACCTCTCAAGAATTTGCACTTACTGACCTTTTACCCGATGCATCATTTTTTGAAACAAACAAACTTAATCTAAATCTTAATACCTATCATGGTGCTTGTTATCTTGAAACGACTACTATTACTATCGCCAATACTCCGTTTCAGTTTCCTCCTCCCGCTCTTGTTGACATGATACCTTTTAACATCATTTCTAATTTGGCTATGTCTGCTTTGTTTTTATACGGTTTACGTGATTTTTTAAGGAGTTAGTATGCCCTCATTCTTGGTTGGTTTTTTCACTGCGATAACGGATTTTCTTTTAAAGCTCTTTGGCAAAAAAGGTGCTAAGTTGGCTTTTTTTACAGTCTATTGCACTCTCTTAATAACCGTTCTTTCGGGCATAAAAGATTTCGTTTTAGCAAACGTAAACATGTCATCGTTTATGACACCTACAATGTGTTATTTTTTGACGCAATTAAATGCTTTTGGTCTGCTCTCTGCTTACTTCGCTTTTATCTCTGCAAATTGGCTTAAATCAAAAATGGTTCAATTTTGGACGTATGGCAATTAAATTATAAGGATTAAAGATGCTAGATGTATATATAGGCTCTCAAGGGAGTGGTAAATCATTAACTTCTATTCATTACCTCTTTGAACCGATTGAAACGGTTATTCAAGAAGATGGCGAAGAAAAAACAGTTAAAGTACCACGCCACAAACTCTATAAACGCTTAATTACTTGTGTGGGTGGTTTTAAGCCCGATGTATTTAGAAAAGTAAGTGGCAATTATGAAATGGAAATAATTCACTACGATAAGTACCTATATAAAGATGATTTAATCCTTATTTTCAATGAACAAATGAAGGAAAAGAACAAGCCTCAAGAAGAACGTACACCGACTTTGTTTATCTACGATGAGTGTCAATTTGCTCTTTCTACCTTTTCAACTGCTCAAGCGAATTTAGCTGACTGCGAATTAATCTCAAACTTCTTTTCACTTCAACGTCATTATGGTCCATGTGATTTTTTACTCATGACTCAAGACGTAGATAAAATCCATAGTAAGTATTTAGGTCGTGATTACAGTTTGTATATCTCTTTAGATTATGCTCTCAAAAAAGACCCTGAAAACGAAATTATCTTTGACTTGTACGATAGCGATGGTAAGAATATCATTACAGGCGGTAAGAATAAAATCAATTACAAAAAGTCTAAAAAAATCATAGGGCATGATGGCATTGAGTACAATCCTTTTGATATGTATGTGAGTGGCGATGCCGGTCGAAAACCTGTTAAGAAAAAATCCTTTTGGTATAAGTACGTTTATATTCTCATTGCTTTGGTTATTGGTGCATGTATTTTATTCTTCATTGTAGTTAAATCTCTTTTGAGTGGGTTTTCCTCTAAAAAAGATACGGTTGAAACTAATCAAACAAACACTACGCAATCATTGCAATATGTAGAAAAAGATTTTAATTTGTCTATACCTTACTCTTTGGATGATAAAGGCTTCGATGTTAATTCATCCTATCAGAAATATACAAAAGAGCCATACAATAATATTGACTCTCAAATAATGTATCGTGTCTTTGTAATGGATAACATTTACTATTTTGGAAATCTGCTTTTAACCTTAGATGATTTTAAACGCTTGGTCGATGAAAATGTCTTTTTCGTTGTAAGTACGCAACCTGTAACCAAACGTTCTTTTTATGTGCATCTCTTAATTCATCAATCTGTTTTAAATAGCTATGGCATTGTAAAAGATTTTGATGATGGAAACGACAAACGAGTCAAACAAGGATTAAAAAGCACTCCTGTGACTTCTAGAGTTCAATAAAAAAAAGTAAAAAATTTAATGAGAAAAAGACGTTAAGCGTAAAAATAATGGAGTCTTGCACACGCTG